TGTGGAGATCGTCCGGTCAGGTAGTTTTAAGGACAGCAGAGGGGTTCCGCAACGGTTTGGGAAGAAGATCATCAAACTGCGGGGGTATCTGGAGTCTGGGGAGAAGAAGACCTACGACACCAATAAGAAGAAACTGCTGGGGGTGACCCTAGCAGGAGTCTTCCGTGAAGGAAGGCATGACCGTGACCTGACCGACTACTCTGGTCTGGTGCATGTTGATCTGGACAAACTGACCGTTGAACAGGTGCAGTCATACCGAGAGATTCTGGAGAAAGATCCCTTTGTGCTGGTTGTCTTTGTCAGTGCATCAGGGAGAGGGTTGAAGGTGATCTGCTGGCATCCTCTAGGGTCAGAGTACCATGAACAGGTGTACTGGATCTTCCGCAGTCATGTCCAGCAGTTGGTGACATGTCACGATGAGGCCATTGATGATTCAGTACGGAACCTCTCCCGTCTGTGCTTTGTCTCCCATGATCCCAGTGCCTACCTGAACCTGGAGGCATCACCGATTGTTTCTGCTGTCGAGGATCTGGGAGAGATGAACTTCCGTGACATGTCACAGAAGGAGGAGGAGAACTCTGAACCTCAGAAACCGGAGAAGAAGTCCAAGTCTCTCTTTGATGCTTCCAGGCATACGATCTTTGATGATGGAAAGTCTTATGAGAAGTATGGTGCTGCTGTCCTTGATGCTGCCTGTGACATGATCCGTGCTGCGGCACCAGGGCAGAAACATCAGACCCGTCTGTATCGGGCAAGGACTGTGGCTGGATTTGTCTCTGGGGGATACATCGAGGAGTCCGTTGCCTTACAGAGACTGATCTCTGCAGCTCTCGACAATACTGATGATCCCAGACTCGCAGAGAAGGACATTCGGGATGGGTTTGAACATGGGAAACGGGAACCTCTGGAAGTCCCTGATCCTGACCCGCAGTTCTTCAGCGGAGGGTTCGGCAAAGGTGGGGAAGAAGGTCCAAAGGTCCAACAGGCTGATCCAGACATGGATGAGAAACTGAAGAAGGTCAAGGGGGTTGCTGAAGAGTTTGCGGGAACTTCTGAGGAAGTCAAGAAACCCAATCCTCTGCTGTCCTTTGATGACTTTGTCGCAGACATGGCACCTCCTGAGTATCTGATTGAGGACATGATTGAGACCGATAGTCTGGTGACTCTGATCGGAGACCCTGGAGTTGGAAAGTCCTTCATGGCCTTGAGTTGGGGTCTTGCCATTGCCACTGGACTAAATTGGCAGGACAAACCTGTTAGACAGGGGAATGTCTACTACTTTGCGGGTGAAGGCAAGGCAGGTATGAAACGCAGGATGATGGGCTGGAAGGAGAAGTATGGCAAGAATCCTGGGACTGCCTTTCGGTGCCTTACGGGTGGTTGGAACCTGACCAAGATGGAGGAGGTGGATCGTCTGTACGTCGAAATCCTTGATGAGATCGTAGAACAGGATGGGAACCCTTCCCTAATTATTGTGGATACACTGGCGAGACATTTTGGTGCAGATGACGAAAACAGCACCCAGGCAATGGTGAAGTTTGTCCATTATATGGATGCTTTGAGGAATCGGTTGGAGTGTACTGTGATCGTTGTTCATCACACGGGAAAGGACAAGGAGAAGGGTGGTCGAGGATCTTCTGCACTCCATGCTGCCATTGATGCAGGGTTCCTGATTGAGAAATCTAGTACGGAACCTGATGCAACGATGACCCTGAAATGCCTGAAGATGAAGGATGGAGAAATGCCAGCACATCAGTTTTACCAGTTGATGTCTGTGCAGGTTCGTCGAGCTGATGGACATCTGCTGGTGAAGAAGGACGGTTGTACACCTGTCACTTCCCGTGTCCTGATGCCTGCAGAAGAACCTCAATTTGAGGCATCTTGTGCTGGAAAGAAACCAAAAGATTATGAAAGGAAAGCCTATAATGCCTTTTTAGAATTGTGGGAAAAGGGGAAGGAAAACCTGTTAGAATCCGGTAGAAATTTGGTGGATCTAAGTGTGGATTCAGAACAATGGTCAGACTTATGTCGAAGTTCAAAATATGGTCTGACTAAGTACAATGTGTACGATGTTCGATTGAATAGAAGAGATGCTTTCCAGTTTTTTCATGATCGTGTCTCGGTGACGAAAGGACATCTGACGAAGATCAATATTGATGATGAGTGGGTGAGTGGGTAGCGGTAGTTACCCACTGCTGCCCACCGAGGGGTTGGTGGTGGGCAAAAGGGTGGGCAGAAGGACCCTACGAAGTAAAGGGTCCTGCCCACCCTTGCCTACCCAACCCAATACGACGAAATTTTCAGGAAATCATGGAGATCTGAAAAATGATTGAAAAAGGAATGAAGCATAACGAGATCATCAATGTCATTGCTGGAGCATTTGAAGATCATTTTGTTGTAGAAACAAATGTCCAGGGTTGGTCGCACTATCGAGGTAGTCGTGTTAGTTGTCGTGCAGATTTGATGTTGTATGATCGTGCAAATGGTTTTCTGTTTGGTGTTGAAGTAAAAACATTTTATACGTTCAATCGAGAATGGATGAAGGAAGCAATTGAACAGATGATGAGTTACAACAATGCGGCCTTCAAGATGCCGAACCACCTGAACCGTCCTCTGCATCCTCATGCCTTCTTCCTGTCCTCACCACTGACGAACTACTGGACCAATACCAATTTGGATGATCCGCAGAGTGACTGGTTCTCTCCACTGGAACTGCTGCCTGGGGGGTTGGGTCTACTGCAGATGAAAAGTATTGTTTTGGACCCAGAGAAACCTGCCAAGACACTGCTGGATCTGCGTCTGACGAGTGACGAGCAAATCTGGAGCAGCAAGCTGGGGTATCATGTCAATGTCGATGATCTGCTGAGTCCGCAAGTGGGATCACAGAAGGTCATGCATGAGGCAGTGGGGATGAAACTGGAGGGGGATGAATATCGGAAGAATACCTCTCTGAGTTCTCAGAATCGTTGTGAGAAGGTTTTTAAGTGATGGTTGGTGGTCTGGTATGGGTAGGCTTGTAAAATGCCGGTAATTTGGATTATATTGATTAGGTGAATTATGAATTCAAACATCAAGGTTGGGGGTAAGAGGGAAGATGGCACCTTGATCCTCGGAGTTGGAGACCTGGATCATCATGAACACTTTGATCACTACGAGGATCTTGAGAAGTGTGACCGATGTGGAGGGACAGATCTGACGTTCGACCCGAAGATAGGCAACGAGTGTGATACATGTGGATACAAAGAGTTGGAGAAGTGAAAACTACAAAACTGACGATTGGAAAACAACAGGGGAAGAAGTTTACCTCTGAGCAGGTGGATCAGTTCTGTGATGATATTGCAGAAGGGAAGTCACTGCAGGTGACTGCAGAACAATATGGTCTGGATCGTAGTAATCTTTACCGGGTACTGAACCGACAGGAGAACCGTGAACGGTATCTGGCGGCCTTGAACCAACGTGCCATGAAACATGCCGAGCATATTGAGTTTCTGGCTATGGAATGTGAACAAGGTCGGATTGATCCGAGAGCTGCGGATGTCTCGATACGAGCAAGGATGTGGATCTGTGCGAAGTACCATCCAGAACTGCTGGCTGAACGAACCAACAAAACGGTGAACGTTGAGCATTCCATGAGGCAGGAACATCTCGACACCATGAAGAAGATTGCGAAACGCAAGGCGGAGATAGAGAAAAGGGAGGATTGACAACATTACGCACTCGCGATCCTGATACAACTTTTATCTGCTCTGTGCCGCATAAATACTGGGGCATGAGTTCGATTAGATTTTATCAGTTGGTGGCGAGGGTGGGAACCGACATACCGCAGAAAAACTGGGATCGAGCAGGATATGGCTGGAAAGGGCAACAAAAAGGGCAACATCTGGGGCCAGAGCTCAATTTTCGCAGACCCCCCCAGGGGTGGTCGAACCGAGGGGGTGGTGCGTGGGCGCACCCCTCTACCTCTCCAACCTATTCCCAGAATAACCAATGAAGAAACTGACCAAAGACGAATGGAACCAGAGGTACAACAATCCTGAAGAGGGCAACCCCTGCAATTTGGAGGTTCTTTGTATTTACAGCAACTGTCCTGACTGTGGGCACGACAACAAAACAGATGTAGCAGGGATGTGGATAGGTTGGTTAAACAGTTCTCCTACTGTGGAAGTGGATTGTGACAACCCCCAATGCCAACAGCAGTATATCTTCCAGGTGGATGGGGTTCGTTTTGAGTTGCAGTACTACAAGAAGACAGAACGGAAGTTGGAACCCAGTGAGAATATGCATGGTGAACCAGACCCCCCCATACCCCTACCTAATCGCTAAGTCGGATCTCATGCTAAAAATTTTTAAAATTTCCCCCGTTGCCAAGCCCAGGATGACCCGCAGAGATGTCTGGGCCAAGCGAAAGGTCGTAATCCGGTACCGTGAGTTCTGTGATGAACTGCGGAGTCAGGCAGAGGGTTGGGAGTTACCGGATGCTTTCCGTGCGAGGTTCATCGTGCCAATGCCCAGCAGTTGGTCCAAGAAGAAGAGACTGCAGAAGGTCGCAACCCCGCACCAGCAGAGGCCGGATGCAGACAATTTGTGCAAGGCATTGATGGACGCACTGCTGAAGGAGGACTCAACGGTCTGGAAACTGGAGATTGAGAAAATCTGGGGAGAGGAAGGTGCCATCATCATTGACGATCTACGAGACGAATAATGCAACTCTCTGAACTGATCCTGACCTACGAAAAACACCCAGATTTATTTGTCGAGGACCTGCTGGGCGTGACCCCCCAGGACTGGCAACGGGAGGTCTTGCAGAAGGTAGGCAAGGACAAACGATCCTTGCTCTCGGTAGTCTCTGGACATGGATGTGGCAAGAGTTCCTGTGCATCTTGGCTCATGATCTGGTACTTGCTCACCCGCTACCCTGTCAAGATTGTCTGCACAGCACCGTCTGCCTCCCAGTTGTACGATGCCTTGTTCGCAGAAGTAAAAAGATGGATCAAGGAGTTGCCGAATCCCATCAAATCACTGCTGGAAATGAAATCCGACCGGATCGAGTTGGCAAGTAGTCCCACCGAGGCGTTCATCAGTGCCAGGACCAGTCGTGCAGAGTCCCCAGAGGCAATGGCAGGAGTTCACGCAGAGAATGTTCTATTGATTTTCGATGAGGCGAGTGCAATCCCAGAGCAGGTCTATGTCAGTGCATACTCCTCGATGTCCTCTCACAATGCCTCGGTCCTGCTGATCGGCAACGGCACTAGGAACAGTGGGTATTTTTATGAGACGCATACGAGGTTGAGAGACCGATGGTGGACGAGGAGGGTATCCTGCCTGGACAGTGACTTGGTCAGTGAGGATTTCATTGAGGAACTGAAGATCAAGTATGGAGAGGAATCGAACGCCTTCCGAGTGCGAGTGCTGGGGGAGTTCCCTCTTGCCGAGGACGACACTCTGATTTCCCTGCATGCCGTGGAGCAGGCATCAAAGCGAGTAGTCGAGCAACCGGAGGGAACCCCTGTCGTCTGGGGCCTGGACGTGGCGAGGTACGGAGACGATGCCAGTGTCCTCT